TGTAGTAACTGGCGATTCTGGACTTGACTGCTGGGATGTCGCTCTCAGGGATGTCTACACCGCCACGTGCTCCTTGAATGGCGGCCGCCGCGGCAAAAATCGCACGCGGAATTGCGTACGGTTGCCCATTGATGATGTCGGCGAAGGGGAGCTTGTAACTTCCGAAGTCCTCCGCGTTCTGGGCGTCGTACCAAAAGAAAAACCGACGGTAGGTCCGCCAGTTCATCTTGTCCTTGTCCCCCGAACCATCGGAGGAAGCGTATTTCCGAAGTCTTCTTATAGCCGTAGTTTTGTCCCAAGATCGGGACCGATCTGCCAAAGGCAGAGAAGTGGAGCCGGATGCGGCTTTCTCGTCTTGGGGTTCAGTGGACTCCGTGTCCACCACCACCGGGGCCGGATCACCATTGGCTTTCGGTTCATCAGGAGATGCATCCAGTTGTCCCGCCTCTTCTGCGGGGCCGGATTCCTGAATCCCCTCAGCCTTGGTGTCCAGCAAGTGTTCCGTCTTCAATGCCTTGGTTGCAAGTTGGAACAGACTGTACTGATTAGCAGGCACCGGAACAATGCTGATCTCATGCAATTGGACCCGCTTGATCCGGGGTCCCTCAAAATGAAAAATGCCTCCAATACTGAAGGCTTTGAGAATCCCTTCTTTGATTTTGATCCGCACCGATTCAACGTCAGGTGCATTTGAGATCATGGCCTTGACTCTCAGCCCAATGTTATCCACAGAGAAATCTACAACCTTCCCGGCTACGCTCCGAACCCGGTTCTCGTGGTCCACAAGGACTGTCGGGTTCATCATGAAGATCTTCATGTCCTCTTCGTGGAAGGCGTCCGGCTCGACGATCTCTCCGTCCCGGTCTTCCGCGAAGGTGGAGGCGTAGCCTTCGATGTAGAGGTGTTCATCCTCCTTGTTTTCCGGCTGGACCGTCTTGAAGTTGAAGTCCCACCGGAAATCAACCTTCTTGGTCTCCATTTGCATCCCTCCTTAACAAGGGAATTGGCCAGAATTTGCGTTTGCATCTGGGATGTTCTTGGTAGTTCCGCAAGGCGCGGTCTACCGTCCAAATGGAGCCGTCAGCCATTCTGCAAGGCTCATCGTATTGGCGGCCATCGGTGACGAACACATGTTTCACACCAAGTTTCTTGGCCGCATGAAGACTGAATATGTTGTAGGGAACCACGGCTCCGTCGATCAGGATGGTCTCGAGTCGGTTTTCGATAAAGTCATTGAACAAACCCTTGAGGCCGGGATAGTCCTCTTTGGGATACCCATTGATGATCTGTCGGATCGAGTACCCACGGCGCATACCTTCACGAATGATCTCCAGAACTTTCTTCCGCGTGGTGGAGTTGATTCCGTCGATCATCTCTTCAAGCTTCTTCATAGCCTCTTGGAAGCTTGGATCTCTGGTGTACCACTCCAGATTTCCTCCCAAGAGTTCATTGATCCGATCAAAGCCCGTTCTTCCAGAGAGAAGGTAGAGGTAGAGGAGGACTTCAGACAAGTAACCCCGCTCAGCCTCGTTATCCCACACATCATTCGGCTCGAAGTTATACGCCTTCGCGCTTTTCCCGCGCCCGTAAATCTGGGCTGAGATGCGCTCGAATTGCTCCCGGAAGAACGTCTCCAGAAGATCCCGATGCTCCTTGACAAACTTCTCGATCCATTTTTCCTGCTCTTTGTCGAGGTCGTCAGCGGAGTACCGCTTCCCCCGAAGGCGGTATGTCGGCATCACCTTCATCCGCTTTTCCTGTTCGGGGTTCGGCTCCGACCCCTCCTGTGTTTGTTCCTGCTCCGGTTCTTGGTCCTCATTGTTATTCGGATTTAGAGGAGATCCCGGAGGCAGGATCAGTTGATTGCCAATCTCATCAGGCAGGGGAGGAAGACTGGCCAAGCGGCGTATATCGTTAACCGTCGCCGCGCCGGACATGGACAAGACCTCGATCCGATAGTTCAAAGCCTCTTCGTCTTGGGGCACCACGTTCTCGAAGCGGAAGAAGCCGCCTCGGCGGTAGCGAGGAGTGAGGATCTTGTTGATCATGTCCTCATAATAGATCAGCTTGGGGCTGATCGTCCGCTTCATGAACGTGTATTCCGCCTCATAAGCGGAGGCGCGGTTCACGTTGTCATAAGCTTGGACCGCGCTGGGCGGGACGTTAAACATGGCCAAGGTCTTGTCTCGGCTGAATTTATCGCCCGCCACCTTATCCATTTGCTGGAAGTCAAAGGAGATGGGCTGAAAATCAAAACCGCCTTCCAAGATGGCGGTGCGGTGGGAGTTCTTCTCGTTCTCGTACATCTTGCGCCATTCGCGTTTGATCCGCTCAAATTCCGCTTTGGAAAGGGTTTCCGGGACTTTCAGCACAGCACCGGGTTTTGCACCGCGCTTGAAGAATCCATTTTCGTACTTCTCCCGGCTAAGGGCGGTGTCAAAGTGGAGTGCCCCCGCTTGCAAGGTCCCCAGACCATAGATGGGATGGAAGGGGTTGAATTGCTTGAAGTGAATGACCTCATCTGGTTGAAGTCTGATGGGGTTGCCGTCGTAAGCATCAAATATATAGCCGATGACTCCCCGCTTGCCGTCCACCGCCACCTTGACCCGGCGCGGATCAAGCAAGTAGATGTTCTTCGGCCTGCCTCGGCTGTCCAATTCATCCAAAAGCCAGTAGGCATTGCCATGAATCAGCCGCCACCATTCCGTTCCCTCGAACAATTGGCCACCTGTCATGCTCTCATTCGGGGCCTTCAGCTTCTCTGCCAGCGGATGGCCCTTGATAGCATTGAAGGGATCTCGACTATCCTCGTCGCGATTAATGTGGAATCGCGCTCCTGCGATAGCCGTCCCAATGACGTTCAGACAGGCGTAGACATATGGGAGTTGGAGGACGACTTCGGGGTTGGTCAAAAGCTCATAGGAGACGCCTTGTTCCCCATATCGGTCGTATTCCAGATAGTGCGGATTGGCTTTGGTAGAAAAGAAACTCTTAATGCGTCCCAAAATGCCCAAAAAATCACCCCCTTAGTCGTCATCCTCGTCCTCATCGTAGTAATCGTAGTTATCAAAGACCCGCACGTTGGGCCTTGAACCGCCTTCGTAGTAGTAAATGAGATACCTTTCTGCATCTTGGGTGTGGTCGTTCTTCTTCAGGGGCTCATCCTTACCCCGTTCGGCGGCTCTGGGGTCCCACATGTAGGTCATCTTCTCGCGAATGGTGTTTTGGCAGGACCGATGAATCATGTATCGGCCATCGTGTAGGGCCTGCTGGACGGCTCGGATGCCGTTTTCCACGTCATTGACGGCATCTCGGACGGTAAATTTGCCGTGATAGCGGATCTCAGCCTTAAAACTGGCCGCTGATGGGTCAATCAAGATGAAATCCACCGGGGTATCCCCGATGAATCGCTCCAAATCCGCATAGAATTGGGCGTCCGTCTTCTGCCCAAGGGTCTGGCCGTAGCCTGCATCCTGGTTGGAGTCGTAGTAATACTCCCGGAGCAGGTGATAATGGGGCGTTTCACCCTCCCACCAGATCCCAAAAAGCAGAAAAACCATCGGGTTGTTGACGCCGTAGTCCACCGCGACTACGTATTCGTCATACTCATCCCGCGGTTTTTCAAAGGTGTGAGCCGTCTCATCGAACATATCATAGATGATCCCCTCGGCCACACACCACTCACCAAGGATGTAGCGACGGTAGAACACCCCGTGGAAGGAGTTTTTCAGGGCGTTCTTAGTCACTTCATCCAAGGCATAGTTGTCATCAAGAGTGAATGTCCACACCTTCAGGAGGCCCTGTTCCTTGAGCTTCTGGTCATCCATGAATTTCTTGAGCCAGTGGTAAGGGTTATCCGGGTTGGTGGTCACGATCATGGTGGAGTATGCTTTGTCCATCCGTGTCCGGGCCATATGGAAAAACTCTTCCGGCTTGTTGGCCTCCTCATCGCCGTAGTACCCGGCGATGGACATCCCCTGAATACGCTTGGTGGACTTGGCATCCTGCGCACCGACCACGTAGATCCGGCGGCCAAAGGCCGTGATGACCCCTTCCGTCTCGTCATAGCTGTAATTCGGACGCCCCCAAAGCTCAAAGAGATCATTCAGGACGTTCCGTTTGATGGTGTGTTTGGTCACTCCGGTCATCAGGAGGTCGCCGGGACCAAGCTCCCGGAGCATGAGCGTCCAGCGGATGTTGGCGGCCATCGTTTTCCCGGAGCGAACGGACCCGGAAAGGATGTTATACCGGGCAAGATCTCCGGTGATCACATCCAATTGTTTGGGGGAAAAACGCTTAAACTTCATCGTCTTCCTCCGATTCCTTTGTCTGCTCCCGCTGGATCGCGTTCCGGGATTCTTCGATCACCCTAATCAGGTCGTCCAAATGGCCCATCTGTTGTTTCTCCTGCTCCCGGCGGTGTATCTCCTCCAAAGCGTTCAAAACCCGAGTGTGTTGGGCTTGCACTCGGGTTAACGCTTCCTCCAGCTTGATGATTCGGTTATCCTTATGTTCCAGCCGGGTTATGCTCGTCTTGCCCAGCTTCTCGGTGTA